TACCCCATTTGATTCTGTAATCGAAGGTTGCATCGGTAATATAATAGTTTCAAATGGGTCTTTAGTTCTTTCGGATTCATTGTATGAACCCTGGACTTTAATCCCTGGTGCTTTATATTCAAATGCTTGTATTGAGATATAATCGTATTTTATTCCTTCAGGGGGTTTACCCTCTGGATATCTGAGGACCTCAGTGCTCCCAGGTGTTGTAAAAATGGGATTTTCGTCATCCCCACCACTAGTTTGTCCAGTTGCATCAGCTCCACTCTGGACTGGAGTAGAACTACTATCGTCTGATGGGGCTGCTTGACCAGGAGCTAAAACAGTGGTTTCTCCAGTAGGTGGTTCTTGGCCAAGAACACCTGATTGAGTTGGATCACTTGGAACTGTTCCATCAGAATTGACAACGACTCCTGTCACAGGATCTTGTACACCTGGTATATTATTTGAAAAATGACCTTGTTTTAATGACCCAACATCTTCTGAGGGTATTTGTACTGCATCATAATTGTCATCATTAGATAGTACATCACTTCTTACATTGTTAAAAGCAGTTGTACCTTGAGTATCAAATGTTTTGTTAAATTCTTCTTGAGTTAAAACAGGTTTATTATTATTTCTTTGACTATTATTATATGAATTTCTGAATAAATTTTCGTTATTGACTACCCACTCAGTTGAACCATTACTGGGAGTTGATGTTGCGAGGAGATTTGTACCTGGGAATCCACCTGGAACATAGAGTTCCATTTCACCAGTTTTCATATCGGTGTAACTATCTACTGTCATTCCCTGCCAGACTACTGTAGCCTTTACCTCGCTCATTATACTTTAACGGTTTTAGTTATTTATTGTAAAACTCTGATATGGAATTGATCTTAAGGTTTTCAATTCCATAGGATATATTTTGTATAGATTACTCTGTAATTCTTCCCAGGTATAGTTTCTGAAGTCTCCCCAATGATAATTCAATCCTCTAAAACCCCACCTGAATATCCCTGTCACCGCCACTAGAGGAAACCTATCATATTCAATTCTTGGAGTCTTTGCTGAGTATATAAAAGTAAAATATTTACCTACATCAGGAACTATTTCAACTTCTGTTTGAAGTTTTTCAATAATCTCCAACATCATATCATCTTCATTACCAATAGTCTTGATACGATTTACTTCTTCCTCACTAAATCGATTGACCGTACTATTCAGATACTCCTCTTGTTCTTCATCCATTAGCAGCTCTTAACTGTCTTTGTTTTGCTGGTGGAAGTGCTTTTTGTTGTGATTGTGGAAGTGCCTTTTGTTGTGATTGTGGAAGTTGTTTTTGTCCAGAGGGTAACGCCTTCGGACGTTGAGTGACATCTCTCACACTTACACCCTGAATATCAGGTCTACGATCTGGAGTATTAGTGCCTCTCTTGGTTATTGAACTTTGACCAGAGGGTAACTGTCTTTGTTGAGTACCAGGTCTGATTGCTGGTCTTTGTCTACTACCAGCCATAGCAGTTGAAGCTGGTCTTGCAGAGATTTGTTGATGTTGAGGTGGTTGTTTTGCTGCAGCAGTTCTTTGTGCTACCATTGAATCCTTACTTGCAGGAAGTGCAGGACGTTCTTTACCTGGAGGAAGAGCACTTTGAGCGGGTTGTTGTCCTGGACCTGATCTATCAGGTTTTGTCGAAGGTTTCATCCTGTCCTTCGCAAATTGTTTTAATCTTCCACCAATACCAGTCTTTGGTCTTTCTTTGAATTCTCTATCTGGTTCATAAAGATTAACACCAGATTTACCACCAGTTCTACCTCCAGAAATGGTAGACTGTGTTGCTGAAGCAGCATCTTCAGAGAGAAATTCTTTAAAGGATTTCATTGTTAGACTGTGATTCTTTTTTGTGTATATCTGGTATAACCAAAAGTAACTGATAGTTCAAGTGGTCCACTTGCTGGACCATATCCTAACTCCATACTATTTATTGCTTTGGGATATGCTTGGATCATTCTATATTCAATAGCCTTTTTCGATTGACGACTATTTATTATTCTTGAGTCGATTGATACGTCTTTTTCAAATTTTGTTAGATATAAATCCGTGATATAATCATTATAGTATGAAGCTCTATAATTCATAGAACCATAATTAAAATCATTAGTAGTTCCTCTTGTACCAACACCACTCATCCAATCAACCCAACTCTCAAAAAATTCTAAGATGTCATAGTTGTTATCAACTAGAAAACGAAGTTCAATCTCATTAGAATATCCTCTACGATATGGTATTTCTTGTGTGACACCGTGATAATCTGCTTGAACAGAATGAGTAAGGAAAGATGTATCTGGAGTGCTTATTCCCAAACAAGCTAATTCAAAGGTCTCGCCGTTAGTACTATAATTTACACCACGTTCAGCCATTAACGATTGTACTTCTGAAGGTGGTGTAAATTTCACCATATAAGTATTAGGAGTAGCTACATTTAGAAGTCTACTCTTTATTTCAGAAGTGTTATAAGACCTCGGCGTTGGACCTGCCATCTAAATACAGTTACTTCTACTATTACTATGTATAACTGATGCCTAAGGGTTCGAAGTATCATCAAGGAAGATTCCACCCACAGCATCCCGAAAAATACATGGGGGATGCCAGAAACATAGTGTATCGTAGTAGTTGGGAATTACATTTCTTGAAGTGGTGCGACATAAACGATGCTGTTCTAAAGTATGCATCGGAAGAGTTCTCAATCCCCTATGTGTCACCAATTGACAAAAGAGTTCATAGATATTATCCTGATGGTATTGTACAAATAAGACATCAGGATGGTAAAGTTTGTCGATACATTATTGAAATCAAACCAGCAAAACAATGTGTAGAACCAAAGAAACCATCACGGGTTACAAAGTCATATATCAATGAATGTACAACCTATGCAGTCAATCAAGCAAAATGGGAGGCAGCGGCGGAGTTTGCAAAAGATAATGGCGTACAATTCAAGGTCTTGACAGAACATGACCTTGGTATTCCTCAACCAAAAAAGCGTAGAAAACGTAACTAAATATTTTAACTGAAATCATCATAAGATATCATGCCTTTACCAAAGATTGCTACTCCCACTTATGAACTTGAGTTGCCTTCTACAAAACAGATTATTAAGTTCAGACCTTTCTTAGTCAAAGAAGAAAAACTCCTTGTCCTTGCTCTTGAGAGTGAAGATACAAAAAATATTACGACCGCCATCAAGACCGTAATTAAAAATTGTATTATCTCTAGAGGTGTCAAAGTTGAAACTCTTCCTACCTTTGATATTGAATATCTTTTCCTCAATATTAGAGGAAAGTCTGTTGGAGAAGAAGTAGAAGTAAATATTATTGCACCTGATGACGGTGAAACTTCCATCAGTGTTAAGATTGATCTTGAGGATATCAAGGTTGTTGAGAATGAAAATCATTCTAAACAGATCAAACTTGATGATAATCTGATGATGGAGATGAAGTATCCTTCTCTGGATCAATTCATTAAGAACAACTTTGATTTTGAAGATAATAATGTAGATAAATCCTTTGAACTGATTGCAACATGTGTTGATAAGATTTACAATGAAGAAGAAGTATGGTCAACAGATGATGTCAGTAAGAAAGAGGTGATTGAGTTTCTTGAACAAATGAGTTCTTCACAATTCAAACAGATTGAGAAGTTCTTTGAGACGATGCCAAAACTTTCTCACACTATTGAAGTTAGAAATCCTGTTACTAAAGTGAACAGCACTGTAGTTCTGGAGGGTCTCTCAAGTTTTTTCGGATAGGTTTGGTACATATGGACCTGGAAAACTACTTCAGGTTAAATTTTGCCATGATGCAGTACCATAAATATTCATTGACAGAGATTGAAAACATGATGCCTTGGGAGAGGGACATCTACGTTGCATTACTTCAAAATCATCTTGAGGAAGAAGAGCAAAAGATGAAGGCACGAAATGGCTAAAAGGATCAGAAGGTCAAAATCCGATAAGAAGTCAGCTGTTGATAAACAAATCGATCAGTTGAAGAAGGCTTCTGGTGGAAACGTATCTGATGATCTTGACGCTCTTCTCGATGCTATAAGAAACGAAGAAGAGAGTGACGATAATTTTCTTGACGTAGATAATTTATTAAAAGAATTAGAGAAGTCGAGAAAGAGAGACGCACAAGAGAAAAAGAAAAGACAGCAGGAAACTAAGAAGGCGGTTGATGCTGTCAGAAAGAATTTAAAAGAAAAGAAAAAAGAATCCAAGCAAGAAGATATTGACCCAAGAATTCTTCAATTACTCGGTCTAGAAGACTATGAAGCTGAATTAGATTATGACGAATATAAAACTCTTATCAAAGAGAAGATGGCCTCCGATAGAATGGGAGGTGGAAAGGAAGAAAGAGAAGGAGATAACGAACTTTTAAAAAATGAATTTAGAAGAGCACAGAAACAATCTGGTTCTTTCAGTGTAAAGTCAAAGAGGACAATTAAAACCTCTAACTTTGTTGGAAGAAAACCTAGGTCTTCTACTCCATCTGCAGGAAAAACAGTTTTAAAAAATTTACTCCCACCATCAAAGACCAATGATGTGAAGTCTGAGATTGAAGAGGACAGGCAGGAAGAGTTAGTACCACTGTCAAGGACTCTTAGTAATATTGAAAATAATCTTGAGAGTATTCTGAAACTTGACGAACAAAGACAAAAAAAGGAAGAACAAACTGCAAAGAGAATAAGAAGTCAAGAACAAAGACAGAAGAGGGAAACTAGAGAAGCAAAATTAGAAGACACTGATAAAGATACTTCCAAAGCTGTAGAGAAAAAAATAAAACCAATTAGTAATGTTTTTGACATCATTGGTAACTTCTTTAAAAATATTTTATTGGGTGGTCTCGTTACTTTCTTGATCGACATTGTCAATGATCCTGGTAAACTTGTCAGACCAATATATGATTTTGTCAACATGTTAATCGATGTTGGTAACAATATTATAGGATTTGTTAATGATGTCGTACTTGTTCCCTTCAACTTTATAATTGATCGGTACAATGATGCATTTGATATGTTTGAAAATACAATAAATTCGTTGGCAAATATACTACCAGGTATTAACCCTATAAATCTTCCCACAATTCCTAAAATCTCAATACCAGATATAGATAAACTTGAATATCCAGAGTGGGCGGTACAAAAACAGGAAGGTGGTGGTGAAGTTGTGAATGCAAGAGACATCTCGATGATTGATGGAGGAGCCATCGATACAAATACTGGTATAAAAATTCAAGGTTTAGGAAAAGATACTCAACTGATCGCTGCTCAACCTGGCG